CTTGATAGTTTGTTAGTATTAGTACCTGATAAAGTATCTAGTCTTGCAGCATCAATAATATAACCTAAATCTCTAGCACAAATTGCTTCGTCATAAGCAAAGTTTTTCCAAATATAATCATCGTCTGCTGGAGTAAGTGTCAAATTTGCATTAGCAGCATCAATTTTAGATCTAACCCAAGCAATAGTTTCTGCAACTACAAATTGTTTGTTTTTGTTAACTAATAGATTTAATTTCTCACCAGTTGCTCCGGTAATTGGATCTGTATAATCTGGTGCTAGTGTTTGATCAAATTCTGCACTATAAACTTTTGAAGGTTGTAATGTAGCCGCAGTAGCACCATACTCAATAACTTGCATATATGGACCAGGTTCTACTGGGCTTGCTTCTACGAGTAGCTCGGCCTTACGTGCTGCTGCGTTTACTGATCTATATGCATAAGCAAGAGAACGTCCTTCTTTACCTGGAGGTGTTGCTGCTTGTGTGTCGTCACCTGACGTACTTACAAATAAGTTAATATTTGAAGCAAAACTTGTATTATCTACATAAAATTTTGTTGCTGCTTGTAAATCTTCTAAACCATTTGGAGCACCAATACCTGCAAGCTCTCCTGGATGATCTTCAAGATAAAGTTTACCTTGCATTTGATCACCTTGTCTACGAACAGCACTTTCTCTTGGAATTGCTTCGTTAGCTAAAAAATCGCCTTCTAATATATCGGGCTGGTAGTAAAAATCTTTTAGTGTTTGTATTCCAGAACCACCTGCAATTGAAAGTTGATTTGTACCTGCTGTTGCATCTTCTTCGGTAGGGTGTAAACTAATTATAGTATCATTAACTATTCTAATATAAAATTTAGTTTCCGGAAATTCTGCTGTATCTGTTAGTGTTCTTGACGGTGATTGACTAGTGTCTAATGCACTAGTACCAGTTGTTTCATATATAAATGGTGCTCCGTTTGCCGCACTATCTAATCCATGACCTTCACCTACAACAAGGACACCATCTTGAAATCTATTGTTAATTACAATTCTACCACTTGCATCAAAGTTTGCAATAGTAAAAGTATAATCTTCTGTACTTATTTCGTCTTCAGTACGAACACGTAATTGAGAGCCTGTGCCAGAACCTGTTGATTTTAGATATGTTTGGTCAGCAAAACCTTTGTTAATTAAAACATCATCTTCTTCATATCCGTCATCTTCTGCAAGTTGTTTCCATAACGAAGAGTTTGCAGTATTATAGGCAATACGTCCAGCTAAATTCAAATTAGCGTTTAGTGTTGGATTAGGGTCACTTGACAAAGATGCCTTTTTGTTTTTAACTACAATAACAGGACGTCCGTCGTCGTCTATTCTACTAACATCAAATTCAATACTGTCTTCTTTAGTAGGATCAACAAAACTGTCACTTACAAGTCTAAAAAATTCTAGCTCACTACCTTGAGTGTCGTTATTAATACCTGCTAATACTGGTGCTGAATCGGTACTTGGAAAATTTTCAAAAGATTCAATTGCAATACCACTTAAATCTGTAAGTTGTATCTGTCCGCCTTCGCCGATTACAGCATATAGTTCATTAAAGTTTTCATTCGTTTTACGAAACGATTCTCTAATACTATCGCCGGTTCCGTCGTTACCTTCAACGCCGATGTTAATATCTTGTTTTGCCATTTTATGTGAGCTCCGTTATATTTGCGTTTTCTTGAACTTTATCCAAGTTAAAATTTACACTAACGCCACAACCACATGCTGATTGTGCATTAGGGTTCTTAATTTCAAAAGACGATCCAATTATCGACTTTACATAATCTATTTCAGTTCCAAATAGGTACATTAAACTCGTAGCGCCTACAATAAATGTAGCGCCTTCAACGCCGTAAATTATTGTGTCATCATCAAGTAATTCGTCAGCAGTTTTGTATGTTGCCCAATCGTATTCGAATCCAGCACATCCACCACCTTTTAAGTTTAGCGTTACTGCATAAACTTCATTTTCTTTACAGATTACAGCAATTTGCTGTTTTGCTGCGTCAGTTAATGTACAAATATCCATAGATTGTCCTCTTTGTTGCATGTATTTATTTCTTTATTTTATAATCTTTATGTAAATACTTATATGTTCATACGGGAATATACACTAAACAAGATGCACGAACGTGCTAGTAAATTGGGTAAACTTCATAAGTATTACCGTGATGTTACTATGGTTGTAATGCGTTGTGATAATTGTAATGCAGAGTTCGAACGTGCAAGGGGAAGCATGGATCCTAAGCGTATATCAAATAACTACTTTCACGTATGTAAGAACTGCGATAGTAAGAAATTTGCACAAAAGATGGGGGTTACCAAAAAACAGATATGGGATATGCCTGCTTCTAGTAACCTAGATATTAGTAAACTTTAGTCTTCTCTTTTGTAGATAGTCCAAGCGCCGTATGCAATAGCACCGTATGCTACAATACTTGCGATTGGTTTAAAGATTAAAAAAGCAATACCAGCACCGATTAGTACTGCACCATCAAGTGATGTTCTTTCGTTTAATCTGTCCATGATAAATTTTTTCATAATAATCTCCTATTATTTTTTAAGACCGTCACGTGTTATATTAGCAACAGTCTTTCTTGCCGGAGTAGGTCTAGGAAGTTTTGAATTAGGTTTAAGTAACTGCTGAACAGATGTTTGCTTAGTTATACTGTCGGCTCTAATTCCTGTTACTCTATTTAAGTTTAGACTTCCTGAATATCCAATACCTGTTCTTCTAGCCATATTTGTCTCCTGTGTTATATGTATTTAGTAAATATTTGTTCCTATAGGAGAAAAATTATGTTTACATGGTTAAAGAAAATTTTAGGAATTGGACCTTCAGTGCCAGCGGCTATAGAAGCGGCTATTCCGGCACCGGAAGTGAAACCGAAAACTAAAAAGAAAACAACTAAAAAATCTTGCGATTTTGACAAATTAACAAAAACTCAACTGCTTAAAGAAGCAAAGCATAGAGGCATCAAAGCCAATGCAAGTTTAACTAAAGCTGAAATTTTAAAGAGAGTTAAGAACGGTTAATACTGTTCTGTAGATGTTGAAATGCAGTATCTAAGCGGGTGAGCTTACGTTCTAAAACGTTAATAGCCGCCCGCTGTTTTTTTGACTGTTCTTCCAGAGAACGAACATATTGAAGTGTAGGAAGCTCTTGTTGGGCACCATCTTCACCTAGCATTACAATAGTATCCACACCTTGTGCTTTTAATCCACCAGTTACACGGTTTGGATTTTTATTAGATAATGATTGGGTCTGGTCCGGCTTCTTTCTGCCGTACATCTTGTTTAGATATGACATTTATGTTCTCCATTATTGTTTATTTAGTGCAACATTCCCTGGTACTAAATCTACATTTCCTGCTATAACAATTCTTTGTTCATCAATTACTGATGCAGGCACACTATGAAATAAATCTGCACTAAACAGTACTAACATTCCAGTCTCGGGTTGTATTGCTACTTCTGCATCATCAAACACTAGTAAAGGACAATTTGTCGGTGCTTCGACATAATAACAAAACGAAGTATGGGCTAATCCGTGACTGTGTTTATTTGCATAATCGTTCTTGTTATATACTGCCCCCCACATATCTGCTAGTAAAAAGTTATGACTTTTTACATCTTCTTCAGCATTATAATTTTCGTTAGTATATACCTTTGTAAGATATGGTATAACACCTTCTAATATAATTTTTTCTGCTAGTTCATTAAGTTCGGGATATGTTTGATTTAAATGCCAATTAGTCATATCGCATTTTAGATTTGTATTTTTACCTTGTTCATCTCCTGTTTCTAATATAATTTTTTTGTATTTTTCATTGTCTACATCTAAAAAATGAACTCCTACCTTTGCAGGCACAGTTAATTTTCCTTGAACAATAGATACCATTTCTTAATCCTTTTATATGTGTTCTTCCGCTAATGATGCTGATATATATGGAATATTATTTTTACTTAATGAATATTTGTGTAACGCAATACTTGCAAGATTTTTGCACTTAGATTCAACCATAATGTCTGCATAGTCTAAAAATTCTAATGCCCAATCGTTAACAGCATCGTTCCACATATAGTCTGAGTGTGCTCTGAGTTTTGCTTTCTTGTAACCTGTTTCTAACAGTGTTGCCATATCAGGTTTTACATCTTTAGGAAAGTTTACTAAACAATCTTCTCTGCTGACACTGTAATGAATAACAGGACGCACACCTCGCCAACTGTCAATCACGCGATCAAATCTATCGTCGGTGGGCTGAATGTATTCACCTTCACGGCACCAGTGATGGTGTATGTCAAGAACGAGTGCGCAGTGGTCGACAAGTTCGAGGCTGTGTTCGAGTCCCCATTTGTTTTCGTCGTTTTCGATTGTGATGGTGTTTCGTGCTTCGGGCGAGAGTCTCTTGAGGGCGTCTTTGATGCCTTGTGGACCTTTTCTACCCGATATGTGTACATTGCACTTGAAATCTTGGAATTGTTTGCCGTATCCCATCCAGCGCACGACATCGGTGTGATATTCAAATTCTTCTATGCTCCTATTTACTATATCTTCATTGTCACTAGCAAGCACAGTAAACTGCCCAGGATGCATAGACAACCGAACATCCAACTGCCTTGCAAGCTCGCCGACCCTTGCGAAATGCTTTTCGCAATATGCGACCACAGCAGGTAGTTTCCAATAATAGCACCAGTCAGACTGAG